CCGAGAGCTTGAAACTCGCGTTAAATACGAGCGTCCAAAACAGTGGATGGCTCCAGAGCTTTTGCCGTCTCCCAACCCGGAGCCCGGCTATGCGTTCCGGTGGATTCGTGCTGCGGTTTTAGGTAAATCAGACCCGAGTAATGTTTCTTCTAAGCTTCGCGAAGGCTGGGAACCTGTAAAGGCTTCAGAGCATCCAGAGATTCAACTGATGGAAACCGGGGATCGCCCCCGCTTCCCAGACAGTATTGAAATCGGCGGACTCATTCTTTGCAAAACTCCCACGGAATTCATTGAACAGAGGAATGCGCATTATCAGGCGCAGACCGATAGTCAAATGACTTCCGTTGACAACAACTTCATGCGCACAAACGATCCTCGCATGCCGGTGTTTAAAGAACGCCGGTCAGAGGTCAAGTTTGGCGCTAATTCCAAATAGGAGCTTTAAATGGCTTATCCCACGGTTGATAGCCCTTATGGGCTAAAGCCGGTCAATCTGATCGGCGGTCAGGTGTTTGCGGGTTCAACCCGGCTGATGGAAATTGCGAGTGGTTATGCCACAAACATTTTCTATGGGGACTTGGTAAAACGAGTCGCAGATGGAACTATTGAAAAAGATACTGGCACAACCACTGCCACGCCTTGCGGTGTGTTTTTGGGCGTCCAGTTCACCAATGGCTCCACCGGTCAGCTTCAGCAACAACAGTTTTATCCGGCAAGTCAGGCTATTAAGTCTGGTACGCTTATTTTTGCTGTTGTTGCCGATGATCCCGACACGTTGTTCCAGGTAGTTTCTTGTTCTTCGGGCAGCACTGTTGCTGCGATGGGCAAGTCCGCTATCGGTAACAACATTGCGTTGATTCAAAACGCTGGCTCTACCACTACAGGCAACTCTGCTGTAGCGATTGATGAGGGCACTCAAGCCACCACCAATACGTTGCCTATTCGTATCATCGATGTGGTTAGAGATACCGCAACAGGTGCTGATGCGTTTGTTGAATTTATCGTCAAGATAAATGCAACGATGCACCAGTATAACAACTCGACCGGCGTCTAAGGAGCTAAGAAATGGCTATTTCACGCGCACAACTACTGAAAGAGCTTCTGCCGGGACTTAACGCCCTGTTTGGTCTAGAGTACAACCGGTACGGCGAAGAGCACAAAGAGATCTACGAAACCGAAACTTCGGAGCGTAGCTTTGAAGAGGAGACCAAGCTGTCGGGCTTCTCTGCTGCTCCAGTTAAAAACGAGGGCTCGGCAATTGCGTATGACAACGCGCAAGAAGCCTGGACTGCCCGGTATAACCACGAAACTATCGCTATGGGCTTTTCCATCACCGAAGAGGCGATGGAAGATAACCTATACGATAGCCTATCGGGGCGTTATACCAAGGCACTTGCCCGCGCTATGGCTTACACCAAACAGGTGAAAGCTGCCGCTATTCTGAACAATGGCTTTAATTCGGCAGTCACGTATGGTGACGGCGTTAGCCTGTTCAACACCGCTCATCCGCTGGTGTCTGGTGGTACTAACTCCAACCGCCCTGCAACCGGCGCTGATCTGAATGAAACCTCCCTTGAGGCGGCTGTCATTCAGATCGCTGCGTGGACGGATGAGCGTGGCCTGTTGATCGCTGCGAAGCCCCGGAAACTTATTGTTCCACCGGCGCTAATGTTTGTTGCAACTCGATTGCTTGAAACGGAACTCCGTACAGCAACGGCTGATAACGACGTTAACGCCATTAAAAACAACGGGTCAATTCCCGAAGGCTATACGGTCAATCACTTCCTAACTGATACCAACGCGTGGTTCCTTACCACCGATGTTCCCAACGGCCTGAAGCACTTTGTGCGGACTCCGTTGCAGACTTCGATGGATGGTGATTTTGATACCGGAAATGCTCGGTATAAAGCCCGCGAGCGTTATTCTTTTGGAGTGAGCGATCCTTTGGGCGTGTTTGGTTCCCCAGGCGCAAGCTAAATAGTAGGTACGGAAAGGGGGCTTCGGCCCCCTTTTCTTTTACAATAATTTATGCTACAACACCAATATTCCGGGGTTATCAGAGCGTCGGACTGGTCCCGGCCAGACGACATGCAGACGGACGCTCTAACTCGCATGTGAGGCATCATGGCACGTACTACGTTTAACGGCCCAGTCGTATCTCAAAACGGTTTTATTGACGGCCATCAGCTAACCGCCGCCAACGCAATTAACTCTACCGCTACAGCCACAGCCGCTCAGGTTGCTAGTGGGTACATCACCTCTACTTCAGCATCTCCCACCACTATTACTTTGCCTACAGGCACGGCCCTGGGTAATGCCCTAAACGCATCACAAGGCACTGTGTTGGATTTGTATATTGATAACAGTGCAGGCGCAAGCACGGTGACGGTGGCAGTCAATACAAATGCTGTACTGTCTACCGCCGCTGTGGATACCGCAGCCTCGTTTGGCGATCTAACGATTGCTGCTGGTGCAACCGGTATTGCGCGTTACACCCTTATGTTTTCCAGTGCAACCGCTTATACGTTTACTCGTACAGCTTAATAGGGGTGCGTCATGCAATATGATGTCCTATCAGCGCACGCGGACGCAACGGGCACACTTGTATCTGGGCGTAATCGACTAAAAGGTTATCAGTGCGTTTCTGGTGGCACAGCCGGTGATGTGATTATTAGAGATGGTGGTGTAAGTGGCACGATTCGTTTGCGATTCACCATCTCAACTAATCTAGTGACCTTTGGGACGCCTATTCCAGGTGAAGGCATCTTGTATTACACCGATATGCACGTGACTTTGCCCGCAGGCGCAAAGATAACGGTATTTTATGGCTAAGACGCCAGCATGGCAGCGCAAAGAAGGCAAGAATCCCTCTGGTGGTTTGAATGCCAAAGGTCGCGCCAGCTACAACAAGGCCAATCCTGGGAAGCCGGGGCTAAAGCCACCTCAGCCAGAAGGCGGGGCGAGAAAGAAGTCATTTTGTGCTCGGATGTCGGGGATGAAGAAGAAGCTGACTTCTGCCAAGACTGCCAACGACCCGAACAGCCGGATTAACAAATCCCTACGCGCATGGAAATGTTGAAATGGAAGAAATCCAACTAACTGAACGCGAGCGAATAATTGCCAAAGAAGCGGCAAAGATTGCGCTTCAAGAGCTATCAGGTGAGTTTTATAAGCAGGTTGGTAAAACTGTTGTTGAAAAGGTGTTGATCTGGATTGGACTTTTGGTTGTTGGGTTTGTTGTGGGTAAAGGTTGGCTGATCAAGATTTAATGAGTCACTCATGTATTTGACAAGTAGCATACCTTATTTCAAGTGTTGGGTAAGAAAAGAGTTTACAAAGGGACATCAGCAGTATCACGGTGAGTATATTCATGGTTTAGCTGTAGCAGTTACTACCATTCCAGATCGGTGTTTAGGGTTTCAAATTATCTTTACTGGTTGTGAAGCAGATGATGGCAGTCAAAAGAATGTCCACGGCGGGGCGATGTGGGCAAGGATGCCGATTACCGGATTAGTTGGTGATATTCCACTAGAAGAATGGCCGGAGCGTATGCAAACGCATTTTGCACAACCGTGGGACTGTAATTCGTACAACCATACAGTGTTTAGTATTCAACGCGGCAAACCGTCGCCGTGGCTTTGTAAAATTAACAATGAATTTCATACAGGGCGGTATTTGTTTACCGTAGATTATGCAGAAAGTGAAGTATCAGAAGATCCCGCCCAGCATAAACAAAGTCATGTTCTTATATTGACTGATGCAGGGAAGTGGACTGGCAATATTGTGGCTTTGCCTAATAATCGTGTGCGTGTTACCAGCCCTGCGTATTGGGTTACCGGCGAAGGTGCGCCTGACTTTAGACCAAGTCAATGGATTCATTGTGCGGAGCAAGATGATTCGTACATGAACGCTGAAGAAACTTTTAACAACTTGTATAAGGGGTCATAACATGATGTCCAAGATGATGAAAAGCGGTGGCGCGGCCATGATGAAGAAAAAAATGATGGCAGGCGGCGGTATGATGTCAAAAGGTTATGCCGCAGGCGGCAAAATGCCCATGAAAATTGACCCCCAAACTGGGGAAAAAAAGCCTGCGTTTCTAAACAAGGGTGGCATGACCAAAATGTCAAAAGGTTACGCTGCTGGAGGTATGTCTGGGGGACATAAAGCTATCGACGGTATTGCCAAGAGAGGTAAGACCAAAGGTTCCCAAATTAAATGATGCGTGGCGGAGCTTGCTAAGATGACACAAAGCCTAGCTCAGATGAAGAAGGCTGCGGAAGAGGCTCCGTATCGCTCTATGGGTACTAAGCCTCCCCGAATCAAACCCCGGATTCCCGTCATGGAAGATGAATTTATGCGCGGAAAAGAGGCTGGGCCTGTGCCACGCCCGATGCCCAAGCGGGACGAGATGATCCCGACAGACGAAGAGTTGCGTAGTATGCGCCGTCAGGTAGAAGACGATAAAGCGCTCCGCCGGATGGGAGAAGCATATGATCGTGCCGCGCCTGAGTCTATGAAAGCCCAGGGAGGTAAGATCAAGGGCTATGCGCAAGGCGGGTCTGTTGGTCATGCTTCTAAGCGAGCCGATGGTATTGCGCAACGGGGCAGAACCAAGTGCCGAATCGTATAAAACGCTATCAGTCTGGTGGAGATGCGCGGTCTCAAGATCAGGCGCAAGAGAGTGATGTAACGTTTTTTGTGAATTCGGCAGCGCTACCCGGAACGCCTGAGCATCAAAAATTGCAAGCCGATACTATCGGGGCAATTAGAAAGATGGACGATGTGTCAGTGATGGCAACGGCAAGCAGAATGACAGGATTGCCGTTTAAGTCTCCAACGCAGGCGCGGGTAACACTAGAGAAGTTAATTGGTAAAGGTGTTTCATTGTCGGCTGGTCTGTTCGGAATGGGCGATGTCCTCCCAGATAGAATGGTAGGTTATGACGTTGGCGCAAAGTTTCCTGCTTTGGGTGGTCAGATGAGCGTTGGCGCAACGATCCCGCGCGGTCAGGGTTCGCCAGCATTTAATCTTGGTTATCGAAGAGAATTTAATTCCGGCGGTAAAGTTACACGCGGTGACGGTATTGCTCAACGCGGTAAAACCAAAGGACGATTGGTATGATGAAAAGTCGCGGCATGGGGGCGATAAACCGCAGCAAGATGGGCAAGGAACAAAAATTTGCTGCCGGAGGTTTATCCAACCAAGATGAAATGACGCTATTGCTGGCAAGAAAAGGCGAAGTGTCACGAGGGCAAGCATTTCAAGCCGCGCGACGACTAAAACTACAAGAGTTTGATTGGAAAGATCCGCAAACTGGAAAGACTGGCAAGTATCACACTCGGATGGCAGGCGAAGCGCCTCCGCGCCCTGCTGGTGGAATATCTGTCCCAAAGGGGATGAAAGAGTCTGACATTTATCGTGATGTTGATTATGAAAATAGACTTAGAGAGATCGACAAAGAGTACCAACAAGGTCTGCGTAATATCGAAGCTGACTCTGCTCTAAGATCTCTGCGGGATCAAGAAGCGTATGAACGGCAGGAATCTTTAATAGGTGAAGCCAATCAGCACTTAGCGGCGCTGCGACAGCAAGAAAAAGAGCAACGCGCTGCTGAGAGCCTGGGAGATCTTGCGGATTATGAGCGCAGGGAAGCGTCTGAGTCTGCGTTAGGTGAGTTGGCCGATTATGAGCGCCGAGAACGCGAGCAGTCCAAGATGGGGGAGTTGCATCGTGATGTGGCTAACTATGAAAATGACTTACGCATGGCGCACCTTGTTGGATCAGCTAAGCCGCTGGAAAGAGTTTATCCAGAGGCGGCGCTTCCGTTAACCCGTTTAGGTCGATTGTTAGGCGGTTCAGCGCCAAAAAGAAGGCAAGAACCAAGACTGGATAATTTAGATAAGTTGCGCCCCCAAAAACGTGTAGAGCCGTATTACCAAGGCGGAAGTGTAGCGGGGGCCAGCCGTGGTGATGGTATAGCTCAACGCGGTAAAACCCGAGGCAAATACTTATGATGTCATCTCGCGGGATGGGTGCTATTAGCCCCAATAAAATGCCTAAGCCCAAGCGTAAACAGAGGCGGGATGATACCGCTTTCTATGAGTACGCAGAAGGCGGTAAGGTAAACGAAGCAGGTAACTACACCAAGCCGGGGATGCGTAAAGCCTTGTTCAATAAGATTAAGGCGCAGGCAACTCATGGCACAGCAGCAGGACAGTGGTCGGCCCGCAAGGCGCAGCTTTTAGCTAAACAGTACAAGGAAAAAGGCGGGGGTTATCGTGACTAAACCGTTTGATATAGAAGCGTTTAGGATTACTGAGCATAATCAGGGGCCAAGTCGGCCAAGTATTAGGGTTGCACACATGGACTGGTGCGCCATTCATGACGAAGGCCCGTGTACCTGTGACGCAGATGAAATTTACGAAGAACTGGTGCTAGAAGAGGCGGGTTTAACCGCAGAAGATTTTGAATGAAATCTCCGCAGCAATCGCTCAAGGACTGGACTGCGCAGAAGTGGCGTACTAAGTCAGGAAAGCCGTCTTCCAAGACAGGCGAGCGGTATTTGCCTGAAGCAGCCATTAAGTCTTTAACCCCGCAAGAATACTCAGCCACCACCCGAGCTAAACGAGTCGGCAAAGCCGCAGGCAAACAGTTTGTGGCCCAGCCTAAAAAGATCGCCCAGAAGACAGCGAGATACAGATGACCACCTCTGGCTCCAGTGCATTTACGCTTGATTTCACGGAAATAGCTGAAGAAGCGTGGGAGAGAGCGGGTAGAGAAATGCGTTCAGGTTATGACCTTCGTACCGCAAGAAGGTCTATGAACCTGATGACTATAGAGTGGCAGAGCCGTGGACTCAATATGTGGACGTTTAACCAGGGGGCGATTACGCTGACTCCCGGGCTAAACACCTACGCACTCCCACTGGACACTATTGATCTTTTAGAACAAGTCATCCGTACTGGTGCAAACGTAGCTAGTACGCAGGCTGATTTAAATATCACACGGATTAGTGTTTCAACTTACGCCACTATCCCCAACAAGATTCAGCAAGCCAGACCTATTCAGGTGTGGATTCAGAGACTGTCTGGTGTAGTAAGCCCCACTGGCCTGACACTTAACGGAAATATTAACGCCTCTACTACTACCATTACCCTAAGTTCTACAGTTGGATTACCGTATGCTGGGTTTATCAGAATAGGTTCAGAAGACATCGCTTATGGATATCTAAACGGCAATCAGCTTGGCGGTGTGTTTAGAGGTCAGAATGGGACTACAGCAGCCTCTCATTCAACCGGGGCGGCGATTACTAATCCTAATCTACCATGTATTACTGTCTGGCCCACGCCTGATAATGTTCAGACGTACCAATTCGTCTACTGGTATCTA